GATGTACGAGTCATAGCAGCAATGATGGACAACAGAAAGAAGAAATGGAAAGCGCAATAAGACTTCTTCGTATGTGCGAAGATGAAACTGTAAACACAGCGACTTATGCATCCATAAGTCAGTACCTATAAGGAGACAACAATGACAACCACAGTTGTGGATAGACCACAAGTTGCGCCGAAGAATATGTCGGCGTGGATTAAGTCAGGTGTTGCAGTAACAGCAACATCAGCCAGTGATGTAGCCAGACAAGCAGGTCTTGACTGGTCAGTGTCACTACACGAAGTGACAACTACCTATCAGATTCCAGGACAGGAATTGCCTACGCATATTCCAGTCAAGAATAAACAGGCAGTTGTTAAAACAAATGCACTTGGTGAAGTAATACCACTAGGTATTGTCGGTACTAAGTACAAGCCATTTCAAAATGCAGAAGTATTCTCAGTACTGGATACTCTGATTGATTCAGGCGATGCTCGCTATGCAGCAGCAGGTGAGTATGATGCAGGAGCAAAGGTATGGATGCTATTGCAGTTGCCTAATGAGATGGAGATTAAAGGCGACCCGCACGCAGCATTTCTGCTAGCCAAGACTACGCACGATGGTAGCGGTTCAGTTCTCATCCGTCCTATCATTGAGCGTTTATTCTGTAGGAATCAGATTAATAAAATCTTCCGTGCTAAAAACCAGCAGTACACATACACGCTACGTCATACATCTAAGGCAATACTGGATGTCAATGATGTTCGTAATATCTTGGACATTACTTACTCAAGTATCCAAGAATATACTGACCTAGCAAATGTATTAATAGAACGAGAAGTCACTCGCAGTTATGCGCTTGACTATTTCAAGAAGGTCTTCCCACTACCTAGTAAGATAGAGGAAGCACCTCATATTCTGTTATCTCAAGGCGAAAAGAAACAGAAAACAAATGCAGTCATTGCCAGAAATAAAGCCTATGAAATCTTCACTAACAGTGAGACACAGGAGAATATCCGTAACACCCAGTTCGGATTATGGCAAGCAGTTGTTGAGTATGCCGACCACGGCAAGCCTAACAAGGCTAAATCGCTAGGCATCAGAACAATATCTGGAGCCAGCGACAACGTAAAACTACGTGCACTAGAACTACTAACAGCGTAAGGAGACAACAATGGAATACTTATACACAGCAGAAGATGGCAGTACAGTTAAGTACACAGATGAGATGATTAAGAATGTCATCAAAGATGTTCAATATTACAAAGACCAAAGACAAGGTTATCTAGACCGCTATCACAAGGCACGTGTGGCAGTCTATGATTTCTTTGCTGCTCGCCACGATGCAGGTGATGATGATATTACCTGTACAGTTGAAGATGTAAATGAGTTGCTTGAGACTATTGGTTGTGAGAAACTCAAGGCTTTGTTTACAGTCAGCGGTACTATCTCGTTTACTATCACAGACATTGAGGCGGACTCAGAGGAGGATGCTCGTGACCAAGTTGAAAGTGAACTACGAGCAGAGTTTGATGGCATCGGTTCTATTGATGGGGATGTAGATATTACTGACACCAGCCATCAGTAGTATCAGCAACCAAGTGTGCTACACTTGGAGTACTGAGCGTGGGCTGGTTTTGATTAGTCTCCTTTCCAGCCCACCTCTTTCTAAAGGAGACAAGGGAATTATATGAGACAAGAAATAGCACGTGACCGTTATGGTCGTCCGCTTGTAGTGCCAAAGACTGGAGGAAAACCAGTCGCTTATACACGGGCTACAACTATTGCTAACAGTCTTGATGACCCGTCAGCATTGACCGCTTGGAAAATGCGAATGGCAGCCATTGGTCTAACAGTGCGTAGCGATTTGCTACTAGCAATTAGCGCAGCACAAGAAGACAAGATGGCTATTAACAAGTACATTGAAGACGCAATGGAAGTAGCAGGTGCTAGTCGTGCAGCAACTATTGGCACAGCGTTGCACGCATTTGCAGAGAAACTAGATTTGGGACAGGAACTTGGACCTATCCCAGACGAATGGGCAGGAGACCTCCGAGCCTATGAAGAAGCAACAAAACAACTTAATAATCTTTTCATTGAACAGTTCTGCGTACTAGACAAGTACAAGATTGCTGGTACACCAGATAGGATTGTTGAGTACAAAGGTGAAAGATTCATTGCGGATATTAAGACTGGTCGCATTGACCATCCCAATAACATTGCAATTCAGTTAGCAATCTATGCCAACGGCAACCCGTATGACATAGCCACGGGTCGCCGTGGCACTTGGGGCGATGTCAACAAAGACAAAGCCATCATCATTCATCTTCCAGCAGGAACTGGTCTATGCAAATTAGTATGGATTGATATTGCTGAAGGTTGGAAAGGTGTACAATTTGCAATGAAAGTCAGACAGTGGCGAGACAAGAAAGGTCTTGCTACTCCATTTGAAGAACAGGAGACAATCAGTGGCTAGCACTGAAGCACCAATCAGTATCACAGTAAAAACTCCAGCAGGTTCTTTAGTTACAATTCGTGCAGAGCACGGAGATGAACTAGACCAGTTGGTAGCAACAACACTAGAGGCAGTTCGTTCTGCCGTCACAGAACTAGAGTCAGCAGTACGCGGTGCATCAGCACCAGTATCTGCACCAATGGCACCAGCACAAGTAGCAGCAACACTTGGCGCATCTATCATTGATAACCCAGCGCCAGCAGCAGATTACAATGCAGGCGGTTGGGCTACACCAGCAGCACCATCACTCGGTGGTAAGAACTGTCCACACGGCAAGATGACTGCTATCCAAGGCACAGGTAAAGACGGTAAGACTTATCGTGGTTACTTCTGTCCAGCACCAAAGGGTGCATTTGATAAGTGCAAGAATGTATATGTTCGTGCAGGTTCACCAGAATGGAATACATTCGTCGCTGAACAGGTGAAATAATGCAACTATGGAAAGTCAATATAAGGATACAACAATTCATTGCTTTGAAAGCAATGACAGTTGGTAATCGTTTATTTATGTGGGGAACAACCCATTATCCAATAGTTATATTAGACGAAGTAGAAGAACAAAATGCGTACGCTAAGGCGTAGTATTAGCAAAGCAGAGGTGGGCGGAGAACCATTACCGCCCGCCTTTGCGGCATTTGAGCGGGCAGGAATTATCCTGCGCCGTGCAGAAATTACAATGATTGCTGGCACTCCAGGTGCAGGTAAATCATCAGTGGCACTGGCTATTGCAGCCAGAGCCAAGGTACCTACGCTGTACTTCAGCGCAGATACCAATGCTCATACAATGGCGATGCGCCTTGTTGCTATGTCAGGTCGTATGACACAGACAGCAGCAGAGCAGTTGCTAAAGCGTGAGCCAAATCAAGCAGAAGAAATTCTTACTCTTAACAATCATTTGTTCTGGTCCTTTGAATCAACACCCACATTAAAAGATTTAGATGACGAGGTCAGTGCATTTGAAACAGTGTGGGGTAGGAGTCCAACACTAATCGTGGTAGATAACCTTATGGATATTGCTATGGATGGACACTTTGAGGGTTATCCTTGCCAGCCACGTTCAGCCATTCAGGGTCTGGTCAACCAGATTCCAGCAATGGTTCTTACTATCGGTCAGATGAAGCAGGCAGATGAGACCTATCTCTGCGTAGCCCCAGTCAAGAACAGATACGGGCGGGCAGACCAGACAGGTAATAACTACGTCAGCCTAGCCTTCAATCCAGATAGTATGTATCTAGATGATGTTCAAGTTAAGTATGCACAGGAGGCTATGTATGGAAATTAAGATATGGGAAATTGCTTATAGCAAAGAAGACATTGAGAGTTGGTTTGGCAAAGCCATCTCAGAAGGTGAATGGAATATCATTGTTGATGAATTGTATAACAATGATGAACTATATGAAAAAACAAACAAACTTATTATGGGTATTGTAGGTAAAGTACTAGATGAGTAGTGCAGCCAAACGCAAAGGTAGCCAAGCAGAACGCGCTGTAGTCGCGTACCTAAAAGAGAATGGCTATCCCTATGCAGACCGCAGAGTTGCAGGAGCAACCCTAGACAAAGGCGACATAAGCGGTGTGCTAGGAGTTACTATAGAAATTAAGAATCACGCACGGCTAGACCTTGCGGGTTGGCTAGCAGAGTTAGAAGTAGAAATGAAAAACGATAACGCTTGGACAGGCGTAGTTATACATAAGCGCAAGGGTAAAGGAGACGTAGGAGAATGGTATGCAACTTTGCCAGTAAAGGTATGGTTAGCATTGCTCCGCAAAACAAATGGAGAAACATAGTATTGCTGCATACCTAGAGTATGTAGGCGCAGCCGTGCCAGCACGGGGACACGGCTGGCGCAAGATTAAATGCCCGTTCCATCCAGATAAGAACGCTTCCGCTGGTGTTAACTTTGATGAGAATAGATTTAAGTGCCACGCTTGTGGCGTCAGTGGAGATGTATACGACCTAATTATGCAGAGAGAAGGAGGAAACTATCGTGAGGCTGTCAAATTCGCAGAGACAATTTCTCCTACAGGCAGCGACAGAGTACGCCCAGCACATTCATCAAGCAGCGGATTATCTAGCAACTCGGGGTCTGTCGGTAGAAGAAGCAAGGATGTTTCATATCGGAGTAGTGGACAATCCATTACCAGGTCACGAAGGCTACAAGGGTAAGTTAGTTATCCCCTATGCCACGCCATCAGGTGTGGTAGACCTACGCTTTCGTAGTATCCACGGCGAGGAACCCAAGTACATTGGCTTGCCAGGGGCTAAGACAACAATGTTTAATGCACAAGCAGTGCTAACAGCAGATGGCTACATCTGCGTGACAGAAGGTGAGATAACAAGAAGGAGTGGAGTGGCTGAATGACCGAATCAACAGATGTTTTTCAGGGCAATAATGAGTTTTGGGATTATGTCAAAGACAATCCTCAGTTGCTAGGGATACCAGTATCAGAACATAAAGGCTTAGATTTATTAAGCGCACTACGAGATGTCAGAGAAGCCTATAGAAAAGACCCAGATATGGGTGACACTATGCTTACATTGCTAGGTACTCTGCTAGCAGGAGTAGCCAATGGTGAAGGTGAAGAAATGGTAGAAGAAGTAATAGTCTCAGAGGCTATGGTCAATGTAGATACAGAACTAAAGAAGGTGCTAGATGAAGGACGCTGAACACCTAGAAGATATACTAAGTGAACTAAGAATTATAATGATTAGAAAGCACCAAGACTACGGTCCATACAACATAGCCAATGCACCAGGTGGTGCTATGAATGGGTTGATAGTTAGGATGCACGACAAGATGACACGGCTAGAGAACCTGCATTACAACCATAAAGGCAACACGCCGAACTATGAATCTATCCAAGACACCCTGCTTGACTTGGCAAACTATGCCATAATAGGACTATTGGTACAAAGGGGTCAGTGGGAAGGTATAGATGCACCAGGAGTACATAACTGAGTATGAATCG